TACTTGTCTGAAATTAGAAGCGGTAATAAAGATATTCTTTTTGGTACTCAAGCAATATTTTCGGAAGGTATTTCAGTAAACAATCTGAGCTGTCTAATACTAGGCACTCCGATTAATAATGAGCCTCTTCTTACTCAGCTTATTGGCAGAGTAATACGAAAAGAAGAGGGCAAGAGAGACCCTGTAGTAATAGACATACATTTGAAAGGGAATACTGCTAAAAAGCAGGCTTCTAATAGGATGGGCCACTACATGAAACAGGGTTATTCAATAAAGCAACTATAAAAAAATAGTTCTTGACTTCAACCTCACATTTTAGTATAATATATGTTCTTATTTGACTGGACGAAAATCTACATAGAGAGCGATGGCAACGTCGTGGAAACTGTGCGTATTTTGCGTATGCTTGTCGAAAGACAAATACCCAAGAACCGCAAGGATCCTATCTATGGATATTCGCAGAAAAACTTCTCTGGGCGCAGCTTCCTGCTGCATCCTGACGTCCTTCTATACCATTCTTATAAGTACACGTATCGTGAAGTAGCCCAATACATTGCGTTGGCTGCCTTGCGTTCGTATGCTGATTATATTAGCAACCAAAAAATAACCCTTGACTTCGTGTTTATGCCCGGGGATCAAGGACTATCAATTATAGAAAATAATAGGCTACTTTATTTAGAGGATGACCAAGTTCATTTTCTTTACGAAGAAGTCAACAATATGGAGATACATTAAATGGCTATTTCATTTAACCAACAAAAGGGTTCTGCCCAAAAGAGTTCTATCAGCAGCTTTCAGTATACTGATGGAGACAATAAATTCCGCCTAGTGGGGGATATCCTTGCACGATATGTGTACTGGGTAAAAGGTGAGAATGATAAGAATATTCCTCTCGAATGTCTGTCTTTCGACCGAAACAAAGAGACCTTCAATAACATGGAGAAAGACTGGGTTCGTGAGTACTATCCCGACCTCAAGTGCGGCTGGAGCTATGCTACTCAGTGCATCGACAATGGCCAGGTCAAAGTTGTAAACCTAAAGAAAAAGCTGTGGGAGCAAATTATTACTGCTGCAGAGGACTTAGGTGATCCTACTGATCCTGAAACTGGCTGGGATGTTTGCTTCAAGCGAGTGAAGACTGGGCCTCTGCCTTACAATGTAGAGTACCAGCTACAAGCACTGAAGTGCAAGCCTCGTGCTTTGGAAGATGATGAACTTTCTTTGATTGCTGAAATTAAATCTATGGATGAAGTTATGCCTCGTCCCACTCCAGACGCTCAAAAAGAGTTACTGGATCGCGTCCGTGATAATGCAGGCGCAGCTAACGAGATTGACGAAAGCATTGAAGAAGAGTTCAAAATCGGATGATTTTATTTACGGCAGACTGGCATATTAAGCTAGGACAAAAGAATGTGCCACGAGAGTGGGCATTAAATCGCTATAATATGTTCTTTGACCAAGTGCATAGCTATTGCAAGCAGTGTGACTCCCATATTATTGGGGGAGACTTGTTTGATCGTCTGCCTAGTATGGAAGAGCTGGAACTTTACTTTTCGTTTATTCGGAATGTTAAAGTTCCCACCATAATCTACGACGGAAACCATGAAGCAACAAAGAAGAATAAAACATTCTTTAGTCAACTAAAGCAAGTCAGTAGGGATATTAACCCTCTGATTCATATAGTTGATGTTTCTTATATTGATGAAGACGTAGGTTTTGGTGTACTTCCTTATGCAGATTTGCACAGAAAAGAGAGTATTGAGCATTTCAACACTTCTCAGCCTTTGTTTACTCATGTTAGGGGTGAGATTCCCCCGCATGTAAAACCAGAGGTGGATCTGGATAGGTTTTCAGAGTTTCCAGTGGTATTTGCAGGTGATCTTCATGCTCATAGCAATACGCAAAGAAACATAGTATATCCTGGGAGTCCGATGACCACTTCCTTTCATAGAAAAGAGGTCTCAACGGGGTGTCTGTTTATTAATGAAAAAGATTGGAGCTGGATATGGGAGCCTTTTGATCTTCCCCAGCTTATTCGTAAGACAGTCACAAGCCCTGAAGATATGGTGCCTACTGACTATCATCATACTATTTATGAAATAGAAGGTGATATACAAGAGCTGGCTTCTGTGGAAAACTCAGAATTACTTGATAAAAAAGTAATAAAACGTAACTCAGAAGCCTCTCTAGTCATTGATAAAGACATGACTATAGAAGAAGAATTAGTAGAGTATCTAACCTATATTCTAGAAATACCAGACAATAAAGTAGCTGACATAGTAGGAACTTATAATGATTACGCTCAAAAAACTGAAATGGAGTAACTGCTTCAGCTATGGACCGGACAATGAACTAGATCTGGAAGATAATACAGTAACGCAAATCATTGGTACAAACGGTATGGGGAAGTCCTCCATACCGTTAATCATTGAAGAAGTTTTATACAACAAGAACTCTAAGGGAATTAAGAAAGCGGATATTCCAAATCGCTATATTAACAATGGGTATAGTATAGAACTTAGTTTTGAGAAAGACGGCAATGAGTATTATATTGGTGTAGACAGAAAAAGCAATATCAAAGTAAAGTTGGAAAAAGACGGAGAGGATATCTCTAGTCATACAGCTACAAATACATATAAGAGTATTCAAGAAGTTATTGGTATTGACTTTAAAACATTCTCGCAGCTTGTGTATCAAAATACCAATGCGAGTTTGCAGTTTCTTACTGCCACCGATACTAACAGGAAAAAATTTCTAATTGATTTACTACACCTTGATAACTACGTCAATTTATTTGAAGTATTTAAAGAGGCAGCAAAGGAGTCTAACTCGAAGATTGTCGAGGTAAACTCAGAAATTGCAACAATTGAAAAATGGTTACAAAATAATAAATTAGACAGTACGATAGTACTGCCCCTGTTAGATTTTGAAATTGATACGGAAGAAGATGAGAAAACTTTCCGTTCTCTATCAGTAGAGCTTGAAAATATCTCCGGAAAAAATAAAAAAATTCTAGAGAATAATAAATATAAAGAACTGTTGGCTGCAATAAATATTGAAGAAGTACAAAACTCTTCAATACAGCAGAAAGAATCCTATGATGAATATCAGAAAGAAATAGGAAATCTTGACGCGGGTATGAGAGCCGCTACAAAGCTGCTAGAAAAGCTAGAAAATTTAGGGGATGTCTGCCCTACTTGTGAGCAGCAAGTAGACTCTGAGTTTAAAGATAGCCTCATAGAGAATGAAACGCTGTCCTTGACTTCTATGGGAGTAAAAAAGCGGACAAACGAAAAGATTGTCGAAAAAATTAAAAAAGACAATAGAGAGTTTGATAGGCTCGTGTCCCTGCAAAGAGAATGGGAAGAATTATTCAGAAGTATAGATAATAATTTACCAACGCAACCCTTAGATAAAAATGAGCTAGAAGACAGACTCGCAGCGGTTACTTCTCAGCTAAAAGAAGCTAAACTAGAGATTGATAGAGTCTCTAGAGAAAACGAAGCCAGGACAAGAGCGAATACTCGTATAGAGATCATTCAAGCTCAGACAGATGGCTTCTTGGATAACTTAAAAAAGGCTCAGCAAGTATTAGAGCAACAACGAGAGTTAGACTCTAACTTAGATGTACTTAAAAAAGCATTTAGTACGAATGGATTACTAGCATACAAAATAGAAAATCTTGTAAAAGAATTAGAAGAGCTAGCTAACACGTACCTTGCAGAGCTATCCGATGGACGTTTTACACTACAGTTTATTGTTTCAAATGATAAACTAAATGTACAGATAACAGACAATGAAAATGTAGTAGATATTCTAGCCCTCTCTTCGGGAGAGTTAGCTAGAGTAAATACCGCTACTCTCATAGCAATCCGAAAGCTAATGAGTAGCATCTCTAAGTCTAGAATTAACATACTATTCTTAGATGAAGTTATTAATGTACTGGATGACACAGGACGAGAGAAGCTAGTAGAAGTTTTACTTACAGAAGAGCTTAATACCTACGTAGTTTCTCATGGCTGGACGCATCCGTTGCTTGAAAAAATTGAAGTAGTAAAACAAGGCAATGTAAGTGCATTAGACAAGTAGTATGGTTGATTCAAGAGCAAAAGGTGCTAGAGGTGAGTATATTGTAAGAGATATGCTTAGAGAGTACACTGATCTTCAGTTTGAGAGAGTGCCTAATTCGGGCGCTCTTGAGTATTTAAAAGGTGATCTCTACGTACCACACGAGAAAAACAGATTCTGTATAGAAGTAAAAAACTATGCAGAGTCCCCTTTAACAGATAGAATATTTACAGCACCTAAAACTAATAACTTAATTAAATGGTGGAAAAAACTAAAAGAACAAGCAATAGGTGGAAATCAAGAACCTTTGTTATTCTTTAAATATAATAGATCCCCCGTATTTGTAGTCACAGAAGAAGAGCCCGTGAATACCATGCAATACATGCAGATTAAGTTTTTAGATTGTTATGTGCTACTAGCCGAAGACTGGCTAGAAATAGAAGAGATGGATTTTTTATATGGCGTTTAATTTTTCAGAGAAAGTAAATAATAAAAATCCAAATTGTGCACTAATAGTAGATGCACTTAATTTAGCTTTTAGATGGAAGCACCAAGGACGAACAGACTTCCGGTATGAATACCAGAGAACTGTAGAGTCCTTAGCCCGCTCTTATGATTGTGAAAAAATTATAATGACGGCAGATTGGGGCTCTTCTAGCTACAGAAAACAAATAAGTCCTGAATATAAACAAAATAGAAAGGATAAATTCGCAGACCAATCCGAAGAAGAAAAGATAGCGTTTGAAGAGTTTTTTGAAGAATATGAAGAATCCTTAGCTGTATTGAAAGAGGACCACCCCCTACTAAGATTTAAAGGAGTGGAGGCCGATGATATAGCAGCACATCTAGTTAAAGAAAGAGAGCGATATAATTTAGAGTATATTTGGTTAATTTCCAGTGACCGAGACTGGGATTTACTAATACAAGAGAATGTAGGAAGATTTTCCTATGTAACTCGAAAAGAGGTGACATTAGAAAACTGGAGCACACACTATGATGTGAGCCCAGAAGAATATATTTCACTCAAGTGTCTTACTGGGGATAAAGGAGATAATGTTCCTGGCATTCCAGGTATTGGACCAAAAAGAGCGTTGGGGTTAATTAAAGAGTACGGAGATGCCTTAAATATTTATGATGCTTGCCCTATTCCAGGGAGATATAAATATATTGAGTCATTGAATGAAAACTACGAGCAGATAGCCCAGAACTACGAATTGATGGATTTAATTACATATTGCGATGATGCAATTGGGGCTGATAATATATCAGAAATAAGGAGTTTGCTCGATGCAGCTTAGTTATAATAGAGATAAGTATCTCTCTGAATTTAGTATAAAAACTTTGGAAGATAGATACTTAGTAGATGGGGAGTCTTCCCCTCAAGATGCATTTGCTCGCGCTGCCAAAGCATTCGCAGATAATGATGCACACGCGCAAAGATTATATGACTACGCTAGTAAGCTGTGGTTTATGTTTTCTACGCCTATTCTATCGAATGGGGGTACAAAAAGAGGTATGCCTATCAGTTGCTTTCTGAACTATGTTGATGATAGCAGAGAAGGCATTACCAATCACTACACCGAAAACGCATACCTATCTTCAGTAGGTGGCGGGGTTGGTGGATGTTGGAACGGGGTCCGGAGCGTAGGCTCGAAAACGAGCAATGGCTCCGAAAGTACGGGAGTAATTCCGTTTCTAAAAGTGGTGGATGCTGAAATGCTGGCATTCTCACAGGGTGTAACACGAAGAGGAAGCTATGCGGCATATCTTGACATCTCTCACCCAGAAATTGAAGAATTTCTGGATATTCGTAAACCTACAGGCGGTGATATTAACAGAAAGTCTGTTAATCTTCATCATGGCGTCCTTATATCTGACAAATTTATGGAATTGATTGAGAATGCTACACGCTATGAAGGTTTTGACGATTCTTGGGATCTAGTAGACCCGCATTCTGGTAAAGTTACGAAAACTGTATCTGCAAAAACACTTTGGGTAAAGCTTATCCAAAATCGAGTGGAAACAGGAGAACCCTACATTATGTTCAGTGATACTGTAGAAGAGGGTTTACCAGAGTTTCAACAGAATTTAGGACTAAGTGTTCATCACTCAAATCTATGTTCAGAGATTACACTTGCTACAGATAAGGACCGCACAGCGGTATGCTGTCTGTCTAGTGTAAATCTGGAAGAGTACGATGAGTGGAAGAATGAGCCTAATTTTATTCCTGATCTAATTCGTATGTTAGACAACGTTATTGAATACTTTGTGCACCATGCTCCAGACCAGCTATCTCGTGCTAAATTTAGTGCGATGAGAGAGCGAAGCCTGGGATTAGGTGCAATGGGGTTTCATGCTCACCTTCAACGTCATAGTATTCCATTTGAGAGTGCCATGGCAAAAGGTAGAAACTTACAGATGTTTCAGCATATTAAATCGGAGGCAGTACGTGCAACACGACAGTTGGCAGAAGAGAGAGGCGAGTGCCCTGATGGAGAAGGCTATGGTGTGCGTAACGCTCATCTTTTGGCTATTGCTCC